GAAATGATATTATCCAATATCTTAAGAGGTTTCTTTTTGTTTTCAATTCGTTCTAGTTGTTGTTTCTGGGCATCTTCTATTATTTCATTTAAAGTTACTTTTCTTTCTTTCAATTCTGGAAATAGTTTTACCAATGTATCTTCGCCCAAACCTTTGATACCTTTTATAGTATCACTATTATCACCAATCATGGTTTTTGTTAAGACTGAATTTTCTTGGTGAATACAAAAGTACGAAGAATAATTGAATAATCCAACATATTCTTTCAAATCTAAAAAATAAATCCTTACATCTTCAGATATTAACTGTAAAAAGTCACGGTCTGTCGATACAATGGTTACATTTTCGTTTTCCTTTTTGTTTAGACAATAGTATGCTATAAAGTCATCGCTTTCAATAACTTCATGTTTGAGTTGTCTTACATACATTTCGCTTAAATAATCCCATACCATCTTACGTTGTTTTAATTCATCAATGTCGATTGGTTGAGTTCCTGTAACGTAGTTTTTACCACGGCCACTCTTGTATGGTTCGTAAATTTCGTAACGTAGTTTTCCACTAAAATTACCATCCCAGAATACATAAACTCTGTGATATAAATCTTCAGTTAGAATTTTACGAAATATTGTCAAGAAAGAATACAACCCACCAATGTGTTCACCATTACTGTTGTATTCATTTTTGGCACCGAAATACCCTACTTTAAATAGGGCATTTCCGTCTACCAAAAGTGTGTTTTGTCGTCTTACTATTTTTTCACCATTACGAGGTGGTCTTTTGTTCACGTATTCACGTTTAAAGGGTTAAACAATAGGTTAAGCCATCATATCTTCTCTGCTCAAACCAACTTCTTCTTTTTCAATGATAAAGTTGTCGTATTCAGTGTTTAGATGTGCTTTGATAAAATCTTTGTGTTCTTCTTTGTAGTCATTGATTTTATCTGGGTTCCAATATCCATGTGGAGTAGATGCAATTTTGCCTTTTTGTTCGATACCATTAACTTGGTTCTTTTCACATCTAATTCTAGTTTCCACACCGAATTGAAACTCTTCACCAGCCAATGTAGCTTTAAGCTTTTCAGTGCTGTGTGTAAGGATACCACCAAAGTGGAAGATAAGTCTTGGAGAGTAGAAGAATGCTTCACCGCCTTTGTGTTTGATAACTTTGTTTTCGTTATCCAACCAAATTTGTTGAACAACAGCAAATGTAGCTGTGTAAGGAGCATCTTCTCTTCTTGAAGCTGGTATACGGTAGTTGATAAGTGACTTGAAACAAGTCGCTAAAGCACCAGCTGTCCATTGATTGTTTGTAGTTTTTGAAGTAGCACCTTTGAAACAGTTGATAGAACCTACTGAATCCCAGAAGAAACAAACGTTTCTTGGTAACTTCTGTTCTTGTTGTGCATCCAAAATTGTGTGCATGTGGAATGAAATATCTTCAACAACTGGTTCATATCTTAATGGTTTTGTCCCCATTTTGCTATGTTGGTGGTCATAACAAGCATACATTCTAACTAGGTCTGGACCTTGTAAGAAGATAAAGTCACCACGGTAATTTACTTCACCTGTTTCTTCATCAACATATTCTTCAAACTCAACACCAATGTTTTTTGCGTGATTCCAATTCCAGTTACCTTCTGTTTCGTAGATTACTGGTAACACACCTAATTTTTGACATCCAGCAACACCTTCATAAATCGCAGTTGATTTACCTGTGTTTGAATATCCTCTAAAGCTTGTAAAGTATCCGATAGGAATTCCTGGAACTTTAACCGCATCGTGGAAAGCTTCTGAGAGCGGAATCCACGCTAATTCTTTTTCTTTAACTGTAAAAGAAAGACCTTGTGATTTTTTAAAATCTTCTAAATCAAAATCTTTTTTCTCAATCGGAGTTTTTGTTGGTTTCTTAGCCATTTTTCATAATAAATTTACGTTTTTGTTATTTTCTAGAACAAAAAAAGGCGATTTCTCACCTTTTATTGTTTAATGTAAAACACTAATTAGAATGGCAAATCATCGCCTTCATCTTCAGTAGATGACGCAAGTGGAGCTGAAGTTGTCGTAGCAGCTTTTACACTAGCTTTAACGTTTTCAACACCTAATGTCAATTCACTATCCAAATTCGATGCTTCTTCAGCAGCAGCTAAAGATGCTTTGTCAACAAAGCCTTTCTTTTCCTTATCCCATACTGGAATACCACCTTTAACGATGATTTCCAAGTAGTCATAAGTTTTAACAGCATAAACATCTTCCCATGTTCTTGCATCTGCCAACCATTCAGCTGATTGCGTTGCATCTTCTGAAAGTGGTGATGGGTCCAATGAAGCAACAGCAGATACTACTGGCACATTGTTTTGATTTCTGTTGATAGTCAACACAAGGTCACGACCATTTTCAGCATGTGTTATGTCTTTTTTAATCGCATTTACAACACCTATGATTTTATCATAGATACCTTCTTTACGATAGTCATGGTTAAATCTCCAGAACTTAACACCTTCTTCTGGGTTTTCTCTGTCAATTACTTTTACAACGTACATCAATTTAGCGTTGTATTTTTTAGCCAATTCTTTGTCTGTTTCTTTGCCAGTAGATAACAAAGCTTCACGAGCTTCGCAAAACGGACAAGCTTCTTCTTTTTCATGCTTTAAGCAAGCAAAAGTTTTCCACTCACCATCAACTTGCATTTTGTGTCCGTACATTTCTACAAATGCTGAACCTTTTGCAACTGGAAGAATTCTTATTGTTTTTGTTGCAGACTTAACACCTTCTTTGATGTAGGTATTAAAGTAGTTTTTAAGGTCATAAACCTTTTCAGTTTTCTTTTCGTACTTTGGTTTGTTGTTTGCCTCGTACTGTTCTAACATTGCTATTAGAGGGTTTTTTTCGTTACTCATTTTTACTTTTTTTTTGTTTATATATAATTGTTATTTTTCTCTTTTTAGTTATTACAAATATACTAAAATATCTGTAAAAGTCAAGCAAAATTTTTAATAAAATACCCCTCAAAAAGGCATCTTATTTGGGTTACTTTATGCAAATATACTAATCATTTTTGGATATTGCAAGTTCCACGTGAAAAAAAGTCATAAAAATAAAAGAGCCCCTAGATAGGGGCTCTTTTGTAATTTTTAGTTAAATGTCTTCTTCATCGTAGTCTTGTATGGTTTCTTCATCGTAAGCACTGTTATCAACAGCAAATGATTTTCTAACGCTGGCATCGCTATATGTTGAATCAACATCGTCTTTTGTAAGTGTGTATTCTTTAGGTTTGTCTTGACCCATTACATCGTAAACACCTTGTTTATCAGCCCAATAATCAGTCAATTTTTGATTGAAAGGGTAAGAATTTAAAGACCTCATTTCCATTTTTTCAACTGGAGTAGGGTTACGTTTGATAATTTCCTTTTCCAAACCTTCAATTTTGTCAGATATTTGACTCATACTGGCAACACGTGATTCTAAATCAGTTAATTTTTGTAAAAGCATTTCAGTGTTTTTGGTAGCCATGTCAGCAGCTTGTTTGGCTTCTTCTGACCCTTTTACCAATGAAGTTACGTCAACCTCAACGTCATCACTAGCTGGTTCTTCCATAGGTTCAGCAGCTGGTTCTTCTGTTGCATCTGGTTCTGGAATATCACTTGTTGTTTCTTCACCTCCAGTGTCTCCAGCATCAACACCCAAGTCAGCAGCTACTTTATCAGCAGCAGCACCAACCTCATCTTCTGGTTTTAAATCAGCTGGAGCTTCTTCAGCTTCGTCCAACGCTTCATCACCTAATATAAGGTCTTTAAACTCTGGCATTTGCTTCTTTTCTTGATAGAAATCATATTCAGACAAAAGCTTAAATTTACCAAGCTCTTCTTTCAATAATTCTGGGTTAAACTTCTTTTTCATGTATTAGAATAGTAATTGTCTTCCGTCTTCTGTTATTATTTTTTTGTTGATACGCTCAACCAAACTCTTATCACCTTTGATGATACATACACCAGAACTGCAATCCATATCTGGATTTTGTCCATTTTCAAGCATAGCATCCAAAGCCTTGTTCAACGCTTCAGATTTTTTAGGGTCGTC